AATAGCGATGCTCTTGAACTTGCCTCGTTTTGTTTTCAGATAGAACACTTTGATTTTCATTCCTGATGTAATCGGCAGGCTTTCTTTGTCGTTATATTCTTGTAACATCAGGTTCCAGTGGATCGCAGCAGCCACATGACCAGGAATGCGTGTCTCCTCCCCATAGATGTTATAATCTTTGGTGTATTCTTCAACACCATTACACCCCTTTGGAAGACCAATGTCCATGACATTTTCTGCGTTCTTCAACTCATCTTTGTAATCCACGATAGATTGCGAGATTGTTGTCCAGTCTTCACCCTTTAACAACCGTTCAATGAATGTTTCCAAGCGGTCTGATACATGCCGTGGAATGGTCGTCTTCTTGATGGACAATCCCATCACCTTCATCTTATCAACAGCCTTGCCTTCAACATCAACCAAGTGAAGGATGTACAGCTTCTTGCCAACAAAGATGCCACGGTCACTGACGATTTCTCGACCACACTTGATGATGTCATCAAACCCAGGATTGCACAGGAATGTTCTTTGCATGAACTCCTGGTATGATGCATTCACTTTATCGGCAATTGCGTCAGCAATCTGAATCGCCTCTTCTTTGTTTTCAGCACCAGTTGCAAAATAACACGAGTCGGTGTCACCGTAGACCACGCTTGGTGATTGGAATTGACCCTTGAACTTTGGACCATGCAAGGCAACATCAGGGCTGTGTCCCGCCTCCTCTGCTTCTTTCACCGTCAGGTACATTGGAATGTCAAAATCGTAGTTACCGTCCAACAACTCACCAACCTTGCGGCACTGGTGCTTCAAGATCATCCGCCCAGTGCCCGTTGTGGATTCACCCATCCGCAAGTCATAGAAACGGAAGTATAGGTTCGTCAGAGCACCGTATAACGAGTTCAGCTTGATCTTATACACATATTGCAGACGGTCGTAGTAATCAGCTTGATCACCAGTAGATTCTTTCTTCAACTTCTGGAACTTTTTGCGTTGAGCGTACCAGTCGGCAAGGATTGTTGGGATAATGCCTTGTTTATTTTGGTCAAACACAGTACCATAGCCTGACACAGCCCACTTCCTGTCCTTCAACCACACACGGAAGTCAGCCCCACTCATTGTGATCTCTTCGCCATTCTCCAATCGCAAGGTGATGTCCTTGAACCCACCTTCAGCAATCTGTTCAGCATCCTTTACATCATTGATAAATTGACCACGCAATGTCTCTGGGGAGATATTGATTGAGCGAATAGCAGATGGATACAGAGAGTTGATGTCAATTGACCCAACATACTCATGCATGCCAGCCTGAGGTAACAACACCAACGCGCCTTCAATAGACTTGTCAATTTCGGGCTCAGTAACGTTTTTCACCACACGCTTCAACTCATGATGACAATAATTGACAATCGCCAACTCGGCGAGTTTCAGTGTGCCCAACACATGCTGGAATAATCCACACGACATATGGTACATCTGGTTTGCTAGTTCAACATACGCCAACTTCTGCTCAAATCCATTCAGGATCTCACAATCTCGTATGTTATACCGCACAAAAAACGCAAAGTCGTTCTTATATAAATCAGCCAAGCTGCCTTCATAGTGCAACTTGGGCAGCCCCAAACCAACTTCTTGTTCGATAGACTCCAACTTGTATGAGGGCTTTTCGGACATCTCATACTTCCTATATAACTGCATGTAGTCAGCAAGCATACGGCCTGACGTATTCAACTTCAATGCAGGACCATATGCAGTTTCAATTTCTTCAAACTTTGCAATTTCCGCGCCTGGGAATGATAGGTATCGTAGCGACTTCTCGCCAAGAACCTTCTCAAACCGCTTTGCAATGTATGGGAAGTCAAATGTCTCGCTGTTCCAACCACACAACAGGTCACTATCTTGGATCTCATGAATAATGTGCAACAGCAGATCCTTCTCATTATCCACAAGAATGTAATCCGTTTTGAATGTTGCTGGGACCTCACAAATCTCATCACACGCTCGAGACAACAATTCAGGTGTCCAAGGAATACCATCATTGGGAGGAACAGCAACCACAACCATTCGGTTCTGGTGAGTGTGAAACAGCGAAATTGAGTTGATTGGAGCGTACGGATTGCGTGTAGAACTGAACCCTACGTCAGGGTCATAGTCAACTTCTATGTCACACATAGTTACGTTTAAACGCGGTGCTTTGACTCCATAGTAGTGATTTGACAATACGCGAATTTCAGGCTGAATGTCACTTTCCCATAAGCGGATATGACGCTCTTCCATTTCTTTGCGTTTTTGGTAATGTTCACGCCCAGTTTTACTTTCCATCTTGGACACACGATCCCCGTAAATCGTTTGATACTTACCTTTGGGGTCGTCGTAATAGAAGTAATATGGAGCGTCATAAATCTGTTCCACTCTATTGCCTTGTTCATCTCGTTCCCAAACGATTACGGCATCTCTGCGTCTGTCAGTAATTGCTGATATGTAACTCATTTTGTCTTTGTGTATCGGTTGATGGTATTATAGCGTTGAATATATTGTACACGATTTCCATTAGCAAGTAAACCGTTTTGTGTGCGTATAGCAAATTTCACACTGTCATACGATTTGCCTGTTATGGATCTCACGTCGTCATACGACCAAAATTCTTGTGTTGACCCATCAGGTCTCGTTAGCAACAACAAAGACCCTTTTCCTCTTTTGATAGCATCTTTTCTCTTTTCCTGATCACAATTGTGAACAGCTTTCATTCGTTGGTGCATCTCGTCAGCAGACATCTGTGACAATGTGGATTTTAACGACAAACTGACTTTTGTATAATCATACTTGTATAAGCCTGCAGCATGATTTCCCCTAAATCGTTCTTTTCTTGCTTCGTCTTTATTCGGGTTAAGTTCACTGAACGCAAGTCTCGCTGTTTCATATGCTCTGCTGGATATTTTTCGTTGTTCCACCAGTGTTTTGCTTAAAAACCACATCGCGTATACCATCTTTTTGTGAGCTTCACCGCCAACCGGTTTGTAAATCTTAACAAGCAATCTGTGCGCAACATAATGTTCTCTTGCTGTCAAGTGTACCAGATTGTCTTTTTTGTTTGATCCACCCAGACTTTTTGGTATGATGTGATGGCGTTCTGTATATCCAACAAGCTGTCTGTTTTGTGCCTTGTGTATTAAGTTGTCGTAAATTGTTTGGTAGTTCATATACTTCTCCTTTCGTATAGAAGTATTTATGAGCACTACCTCAATATCCAGAAAAATATATTAAAAACAATGAGTTACAATGACAGCGTCTCTGCGACGATCGGTAATAGCGGAAATATAACTCATAGAGATATTTTACACAATTGTGTGCAAAATGTCAACAATAAAAAAGCCCCTTTAAAGGGGCTTTTTTTATTAAATCTTGCCTACTAAATCTAAACTTGGTGTAATTGTTGCACCACCTTCTTTCCACTTAGCAGGGCAAACCTGTCCATCATGAGTTGCAACATATTGTGCTGCCTTTAGTTTACGCAATGTTTCGCTGATATCACGCGCAATTGCATTATCGTGAATTTCGGCAGTCTTAATAACACCTTCTGGGTTAATAACAAATGTGCCGCGCAGTGCTAAGCCTTCTTCTGGAATATGAACACCAAACGCATTGGTTAATACATGAGCAGGGTCACCCACCAGCGGGAATTGTGCCTTTCCTACTGCTGGACTTGTTTCATGCCACACCTTGTGGGAGAAGTGAGTGTCGGTAGTCACGATGTAGACTTCGGCGCCCAGCTTCTGGAATTCAGCGTAGTTGTCAGCAGCATCTTCCACTTCGGTCGGGCAGTTGAAGGTGAAGGCGGCCGGCATGAAGATCACCACGGACCACTTGCCTGTCCAATCCTTCTCTGTTACTTCAATAAACTTACCGTTATGGAATGCTTGTGTCTTGAATGATTGTACTTGTGTATTAATTAAACTCATAATGTTTCTCCTTTGTTAGTTGATTTGTATCAGTGTTGTCAAACACATCAATATTATATATCAATTTGGAAAGTAAAAACAACATGAAAAACGCATAAAATGCGATTGTATGTTCCAATCGTAGTGATAGATTAAATTTATTGGACAATAAAAAAGCCACCCAAAGGTGGCTTTCAATTACGCGTTATCCGCAAATGCACGTGAAGGTGGGGTGAAGTTTGTGATATACCGTGCTACTCCCTTTGTCACACGGAAATCATCAATGTAACACCCGCTAGGTAAACCGCGGCCAGCACTCCAATATCCACCCAATGTGCATCTATTGTAGTTGTATGTTTGAGTGTCAGTAAATGTATATACCTGAACGCCATTAACAAAACCTCGCACTGCACTACCGTTTCTGGATGTTGCTATGTGTATCCACTGTCCTGTTGGTACAACATATGTTGATGCATTCTGATTGCTCAACCATCCAAACATTAGCACTTGGTCAGCAGCTCTAATTGTTGCACCAATTGAGTGTCCACCTCTGAAATCATTGTTTAGAGCAAAACAAAATATACTTGTAGATGTCCCAGATGCGGGCGCATTATTGTAAAACCAAAATTCAATGGTGTAATCTCCTGTACCAAAATTATAACCTGTTGCATTTGCTGCTGTCACATACGTAGAGGGCCCTGTTGCACTCGCGCTCTGTAGACCAAATTTGGCAGTTGAAGTTGATAGTGTTGATCCGTGGGATGTGATTGTTGACGATCCTGTGGTATCAGTCCAAGTACCTCCCTCCATGTGCATCAACAAAGCGACATTATTGAAGAATGGATCAACATTCTCATTCTTCAGGTCAGAAAATGCAGCATCTGGCACTGTGAAGTTACTTGTGTAGCGAGCAACTCCTTTGGTGATTCGCAGATCGTCAATATACCCAAAGAAGTAACTGTTCGCCCAGGTCCCCATACCAATTTTTAGTGAATTGTCGGTAAAGTCTCTTGTGCATGTTACAGCCCCTGTATACACACCGTTAATGTAAACTGTGAGTGTGGTACCGTTTCTTACAATAGCCAGGTGCGACCATGTATCAAGTGCCAAAGCTGTATTGGAATTAACCCACGTGCCATCAGATACTGGCGATATGATGCCATCAGGCTTCATCTGGATTGACAGACCAGATGCACTATTGTGTGCATTGCGCGTTTCAATTATAGCACAGTATGATGGGTTGTATGATGTTGGGTATACAAAACATTCAATTGTAAAATTGCCTGCCCCAAGCGAGAAATCGTTGTGCGTTGAGTAAATGTAATCACCGGACCCGTCAAAATATGCTGATGTTGTCCCATGAGCAACCCTCGTAGCACTATGAATAACACTACCAACTGGTGTCATTGTGTGACCCTTTGCATCAACAAACGTTGATGTGCCCACTGTCCCATCCATATTCATCAACAACACAACGTTGTCATAATACATATCACCAGACACTGGTGTTAGACTTGTGTCATTAACAGTTAAGCTAACATTGGTGCTATTGAACTGGCTGCCCAGTGACAACGTTAATGTTTCTTGTCCTTCTGTTGTCAAGTCAGCAGCAATATTCAACGTCTTTGTTGCTGTTCCGCCATGAACGACGAAATTACCTGTCAGTGCCTCACCAATATCATCTGATGTGATACCGACCCCGGAGATTGTGTATGGAATGTTTTGGCCATTTTGAATGCCGGTTGTTGTTAGTGTGACAACTGATGAACTGCCTTCGTTGACGGGGTTGACAGAGGTGGCTAGTTGCACAGTAGCGGAATTGGAAATTGTTGAAAAACGGATTGACATAATGAGCTCCAAAAAAATATAGATGTATTTATGATAGACAATAAAAAAGCCACCCAAAGGTGGCTTTGTGTTTATCAGGGTTGGTTATTCTTCTTCACCAGACCCAGATCCATCGTCGTCCAGTGGATCATTTGCATCACTGAGCTTACCGTTGACCAGAGTTTCGTACAGAGCCTGGAAGTGGTTCATCTCATCAACAACATCAGTGTAGTTGTGCTTGTACATCGTTGTTGCCAGCTTGCGAATGATCTTCTTGTCGAGACCGTACATTGAGGACAACTCGCCGTACTGCTCCTTGATACTTTCACGGCGGTCATCTATCATTTGGAGCTCGTGGGTAATGGCTGCTAAAGCAGACTTAAACTTCTTGCGTTCCTCCGGATCATTGAGGATATTCTTGCCCTTATCGGCATCCAAATCTTTCTTTGCCATACATATTCTCCTTAATTTTTTTGTACACTAATTATGCCAAACGCATAAATAATAGTATACAGATATTTTTTCTGTATGACAACAAGAAGTGTGGTTCACGAGATTGCCGTCTCCAACCACTCTAACGCTTACAAGGAGCATCAGCATGACTATTTATACATCCGAAAAGGTGATGCCATATGTGTATATGTGCATTCACAAGCAAACAGGTCAGTTTTATATTGGGTCAAGATATACAAAAACCCAACGACTTCCCTCTCACTTAGACTTTCCTCAATATCGCACATCCAGCAAACGCGTAAAGCCAATATTTGATGAGTTTGATTGGTTTATTGTGGCTGAATTTTTTGACAAAGCTGCAGCATACGAAACCGAACAGCAGCTAATATATGAAAATTGGAATAACCCAAACTTATTAAATGGGGTATGTCGCCACGCCAACAACAAAATGTTTGCTCCAGAAAAATCTACAATGTCCGAGGATCGTCGTCAAAAATTAATAGAATTCAACAAAACTCGCAAAGGAACTAAAGCATCACCCGCAACACGCGCCAAAATGTCAGCTACCAGAAAGGGTAAACAATGGAATACCATGACTGACGAAGTTAAAAATAAAATATCTCAAGCTAATAAAGGCAAACAATTAACTGAAGAGCAGCGGCAAAAACACAAAGAAGCTACCGCCGCAGCAAACAGGGCCAGATGTGTTGGTAAAAAACGAGATCCAGAAGTGGCACGGAAAGCGTGGGAAACTCGCCGTGCCAAACAGCTTACTGTCAACGATAAAATCTGTGCCCACCGATCTCAACAGTAAATCTGTTACTGGTTGCCCACGATGGTTTCACAGTTTCGTTATGAAAGAACAGCGCCCCGTTTGTAATATCTTGCTTCCGCCCAGCCAGAACAGCAATCGCTATCCTCTTGCTCTCATTCCAAGCCTGGCTACCAAACTTGACTGCTTTATCCATCCCATCACACGCCCAACTGAACTGACAACCCGGACGGTCATCGTGTGCCCCTTCATACACCACCCCACACGCTGTTTTTGGGAACCGTGGATCCTTCATGCGATTGACCACAACATTAGCAACTGCAAGTTTACCGTCAACAGGCTCTCTTCCAGCCTCAAAATAAATGTTTTTGGCTAAACACTCGGTTTCTCTAGACGCGGCAATAGCGGCCATTTTCTTTTGAGTGGCAACTTTTTGTAACTTGTCTTTCTCTTCAATTGTGTCGTGTAACTGGTTGTTGATATTCAACATTTGGTATGTTACAGCAACATATGCGTTTTTGTATGTGTTGACATCAGTCAACATTTTCAAGTTTAGTGCGATACTAGCGAATGCAACAAACGCGAGTACTACTGTTGATAATTTGAAAGCATAATGCGCCTTCTTGCTTACCACGATAACAGACATAGTTGTCTCTCCTTTCTGGTAGAACACTCTAGTGTAGACCATCTACACTAGATTTCACACTTCAAAAGTGCTTACAAACCAATGCTTTATGTTTAGCAGCGGCTTCTTAATGGGGAATTTGCAGAATTTCCCTGTATGGAGTATAAATAATTATACATGAAAAAAATTCATGACAACAAATATGTCTGTCGCGATGGTGGAACATCCACAGACTCTAACGCTTATGAGGAGCATCAGCATGTATATTTATACTTCTTTGTGTCAATCAGACAAACCGATGCCATATGTTTATATGTGTATCCATAAACAAACGGGACATTTTTATATCGGGTCAAGAGCACGAAAAACCTTAAAATATCCTTCAAATGTTGATCTGCCATTGTATAAAACATCCAGTAAAGTAGTAAAACCCAACTTTGATAATTATGCTTGGGTTATTTTAGCAGAATTTTTTGATCCAAATGATGCGTGGGATTTTGAACAACAAACCATACATGAACATTGGGGTAATCCTTTACTCATAAATCAGACGTGCATGTGGCAAAACAAACGGCGATTCACCACAATAGACAGAACATACACACATAGTGCCAGCACCAAAGAAAAAATTGCTGCTTCTAAACGCGGCAAAAAACGGTCATCAGAAGCAATTAAAGCTATGTCAGAAAGCAGACTCGGTAAAAAGCGTGGTCCATTATCCGACGAGGTTAAGACAAAAATGCGCCACGCAGCTGCCAATAGACCTCCTGTAACAAGCGAAACTCGTGCTAAACTATCCGCTGCTGCCAAAAAACGTTGTCAAAATAATCCCGCGCGTGCCTCGCAAACCGCAGAAATTATGCGCCTCGCAAAACAGCTTCACAACAAGCCAGAAAACCAGAATGTGTAATTCCCCGGGAACTGTCTGGGGTCGTATATGTAGGGTGTTTGAGCGGCCATCTGTATCCGTGCCTGGTACAAATCACCAACCAAAATCCTACTTGTTATGTTTATAAAATGCGGGTCACTTGGAAACACAACCAGCGTTCCTCGTGTTGGGTTGAAACTGAACTTGTGTTGTGGAAACTCTAACTTGCCACCATACACTTCAAACTCTTGCTCAAACTGCTCTTGCTCTTGGTAGTCACATAGGAACAAAACAGCGGTTAAATCTCGTTGCTTGGTGCGTAACCATTTGCCACGAAGGTAATTGCTGTTCTCAGCGTGGGCTTCGTTTTGGCTCATTGGTGGGAACCATTCAAACACCACACGCTCCATTCCTTTATACGTAATCCCATAATACTCTTCAAGTTGCGGGATCAACTGTAACAACCGCTCATACACCACCTGCTCAGCAATCTCGCTAGTCTTCATTGTAACAATTTCATCACCATCCTTATCAAGGTCGGGAACAGTAAAGTTGACATCATCAACTAAATCCTCACACATTAACGGGGAGATAAAATCTTGGACGACAAAGAAAGGCGACTTGGTTTGAACAGTCATCTGGGTATATCCTTATGTTTATATTATGCTTGTATTTTTTGAACAGCTTCTGTCTGGATATATCTCATAATCTCAGCCAGGGTTACATTTGAACTGCGAAGCACTTCAATAGCTTCTCTAATTCTTTCACGGTTGTCAACGGGTTGTTGGTCACCAATGCTCATATCAGGAGACTCCTCACCGCCCAGGTTAACATCAACAACAAAGTTACCAGCCTTGAGCACATTTTGTCCCAACAAAATTTCACTATCCATATTGCTACGATCGTTGAGATTGAATTCAACAGCCTGTAACTGGACACCATCAATCTCGATGTCAAGCTTCACCAGTGGACGAGTATTGCCGCCACCATCAGCTGAGTGAACTTCGTGCGAACCAGCCAGATCCACTGTGATAGCATTTTGGGAGATTGATGGGGATACAAACGACACCTTGCCACCATTGGTTTGAATGTTGGTTGCGTGTAGAGAACTTGTGTCAGCACCGGTATCAACCTTAGCTTCAACGCCGCGGTTGAATTGTGTAAAGTTGACGGTTACAGTATCACCCAGCGTGTGCTTTTCGCCTGATTGCTCCCCGTCTGAATTGTATCCTTTGATGTTGTTATCCATTTACTTCTCCAAAGATTTGTAATAGGTATTTATGCGTTCAATTAACGGCTCAATCCAATTCTCCACCTTATCGTGGAACACCAGCGGAACAATGCCTTTTTCGCTGCTCATAATGATAACCAAGTCATCGATCTGGATATCATACATCTCTTGAAAAGCAAGCGCATAATATGTGGTTTGTAACCAATAATCTTCGATCATTGAGTTCTTTTTATCACCATTCGATGTCTTGAAGTCAATAACAGCTAACTTTCCATCAAACTCACCAATACAATCTACACGCCCAGCAATTTTGAGTGTATCACTAAACAGAGCAATCTCTTGTGTGTAAATGTTGTCAATCTTGTTGAGCTTCAACCGAACCTGGTTAAACTCGCGAATGTGCTCAGGTAAATAACCTGCTGTTGGGTTCTCTTTGTTGTTGAGATAATTTTCAATCATCTCATGAACAGCCGTCCCTCTGTCAGCAGCACGCTTCATTTCTTTGTCAGCTTTTTCACCACCGAGCATATTGCGCCATTCTTTCAAGTGAGGCTTTTCTTTTGCCCCCAGCATTGTCGTAATTGACGGATACTTATTGCCTGTAACAGGGGAGACGTAAAAACGGCCTTTTGGGCCGTTTATTACTTGAATTTCCTGTGGTTTTATAATGTCTAAATGATTGAACAAATTATATTCCTTTACACTCCCGGCGTTCCAGCACCAGGCTGGGTTGCGCCTGCACTACCAGGGGTTGTCAGCGTGCTTTGTTTCATTTTCGCAGCTTGTGCTTTGCCTTCAGCTTCCGCTTGCTTCTGCTTCTGTGCTAGCAGTGTTTGAAGCTGTTGTAGCTGACGTTGCAAAGGTTGTGTTGCTTGACTGATTTTTGCCTGCAACTGAGAAATCTTTGTCTGAAGGGCCATCACTTCGGTGCTAGCATCCTCATTAATAATACTTAAATAATCCCGAAAAGTCAACATTATTTCATTCTCCCTAGAACAGTGCGAGCTAAATCGCTTGGTAACATCTTGCCAATACGGCGCTGAACGCTACGAGCAATCTCCTCTTCCTCATAACCGCCTACTGGGCCCTCTTGTGCTGGTAGTCCCATATCTGGACCATCATCCATTGTAGCATCAGTATTGCCTTCACCACCCATCTCGTGTTTCCACTTTGCCAGCTGGGCTAAACGCTTGGCTTCCTTTTCTTGGGCCTTTTGCTTTTTCTCGTAGTCTTCCATGTCCAGGAATTGTTCTTCTTGTTTGATCTTTGCGAGAGCTGTTTTGGCACCAAGCTCCTGTTCACGAGCTTTAGCATCAGCAATTCGTGCTTCGGCATCAGCCTTGCGCGCTTGAGCATCAGCCTTCATCATGTCAATGACTTGGGTGAGCAGACCTTTGACCTCTTCATCACCACCCATATCACCACCTTCAAGGTTGCCTAGATCACCCATTTCGCCTTCGCCGCCTTCCATGCCCATCCCACCTTCGGCACCGGGCATTCCTTGCTCTTCACCGAACTCGGGCTGGGCTTCTTCTTCGTCTTCCTCAATCTCAGGCCACTGAACATCAACGATGTCAAAATGGTCCTTCAACTCGTATAGAACTTCGGCGATCTCAGTCTTGCTGTTTTCGTCTTCGTTCATTTCTGCCATTACGGCCTGTAAAGCCTTTTCAAACTCTTCGGATTGCTCGCTACGAACGGATACGCGAACCACTTGACCGTTATCGTCCTCAATGCCAAATGTCACAGTATCACGAGCATCCACTTTTTCGCGATTTTCCAAACTCTTTAGACGAGAGATCACTTCTGCTTGATCAAACTGCTCCTCGCCGCCCTCAGATAGTGAAGCAAATGCTTCTTTCAGCCCAAGTCCTGAGCTCTTTGCTGGTTTTTTCTTGCTATCGGGCTTTTTGTTGTAGTCTTGTGTGAAGTCAGCTGTGAAGCGCTTGATCATTGAATCAGGCGCATTGAATATTAGTCCACGGGATCCAGCAACGTCGCCAGCGGAAGTGGCTGCGTCTTCACGGACAACGCGAAGACCTGTTTGTTGCTTAGAAAAAGATTTGAGTAGGTTCATAACACATTTCCTCGGTTTAGAGTTATAATGTATTTATGAACCTACTCGGCAAGTTTGACGATATTACTTTACTTCTAGGATATTAGACAACTTAAAAGACCGCCACTTTGGGGTAATAATTTTACCCTTGGACTGCTCGACCCATGCCTCAAACCCAAAAGCACGGCTCATGTAGTCCTCGTAGTAGTTTTTGTACTCACGCAACAGCTCAACCATCTCTTCGGCTTCTGATAGCGGCAAATCTGCCACATCAAATGCCTTCACCACATGTTGTGAGAAAGTTGGAACAATAGTGCGTTCTTCGGGTCCACCGCCATCTTTTTGGTAGATGATGGTGTTAATTTGAGCTTCTTTTAAATGTGCCATATTCATCCCCTTAGGCTGCTGGTGTCTCAGCCTGGGTATCACCTCCATTTTCACCAGCCACACCACCTTCAGCAGGTGGGTTCAGTTCAGCGTTGATGTTGCTTAGAATGGTGTTCTGAATGTCGCGAATAGCGGCACGAACCATCAGCAACTCGCTGGTTAGGTCAGCGTCCTTCTGACGCCACTCGTCCATCAGAGTGATCATTTGCTTGATGTTGTCACCAAATTGTGCAACATCGTAGCTGCTGTTATCAATATTGACGGTTACGGTTTCTTGGATCTTAGCCATTTACTTCTCTCCTTATGTAAGATGTTGTTGACATCATTATCATTATAATCCACTTCACAAAATAAGTCAACTAGATTTCCATTAAATCTGTTAAAGATCTTTTCTTTTTGCCTGGTTTGCTTTGTGCTATCTTGGTGGAGATGGTGTCTTCTTCATCCTCCTTTTTGGGATTTAGAATGCGAAGACTGTTGTTATCCCAGTCGAGGTAAATCGTTTTGCCTACGCCATCGGATGAACGAGTTTTCAGGAACGTGAACCCAATCTCACCTGATGCCTTCATGGATGGTGTTAGAATGACTGAGCAATAAATGTCCACGGTGTTAACCTTTGATATACCACCGGCGATGTGACCTTGGTGTAACTCATTTGCTTCAATAGCAGAACGGTTTTGTTGGGACGCTGAAGCAATGAACATATTGTAATCAAACCCAATATCCCGCAATTGTTCAGCAGCGCGCTTGTCTTTCTCGAACACATTGTCAGCAGACACGTGTTCGTTTGCCCCCATAATGTCCAAATAGTCAACAATTAGTAAATCGGGGACATATCCATTCTTCAACTCAAATTCTTTGAGGTATCCCCGGATCTTGTTGCAATTGGTTCCAGACTCCATCCGCTTGATTGTGAGTTTACCCATATGGGGTGCAACTGTATTCAGCGCATATGCGATTTCTCGTGCATTCTCCTTCCATGCAACTGTTGGAATGCCGGTGAACATCATATCAAACCGTTGAGCAACCATCTTCTCAGATAGTTCTAGTGACAGATATAACACATTCAGACCCTGAGACACAAAGTTCAATGCTAGATTAGCAAGACCGATGGATTTACCACCACCGGAGTTTGCTGAGAACAATAGCATTTCGGTCCGTGCCAACCCGCCACCAATCATCTCATCAAACAGTGGCCATTTGGTGGATGTTCTCGGTGGTTCCAACATCATTCGCTCCAATCGAGCTGTCGGGTCTGCAAAGTAATCCACGCCAAGGTCGGTATTCAGAGATATGGATATAGCATCGCGGATGATGTGCTCAACCTGACCGTAATCCCCTTTGTCAATCAGAGCAGGGGATGATAGGATCGCCTTTTCTATTGCTTTACGGCGACAGAAGGTTTCAATTTCTTCTGAGCAATACTTGATCTCATCGCGTGTCACCTGACGAGTATTGACCTCAACGCCCGTCTCTGCTTCAATCTGATCGGGTTTTGGGGTTGAGTTGTATTTGTCGTAGTATTCGTGAATAAACTCTAGTGTTTTGCGGTATTCCGGGTCAAAATACTCAGCCTTAGCGATTGCCTTACACAACGCAAAGGTGTCTGGTGAGTTTACAAGGTATTCAATTAGTAATTGTTGTTTAGATATTTTTGCCATAGCAATAACTATACACGAATGGTATATAGTTAGTCAACTGTGTATATTAAGGGGTAAACTGATTTGATGGCGGATTGTGATACATAAATCTCGCCAGTGTTGTAGTATATTTCAGGGTTGAATCTGTTAAGTGTTGCAATATCAACAAACTTGTCATATATTCTATCAACAGTTGAGAATGGGGATGTGCCCAATAGTATTAGATTCTCATGAATGTTTGAGCTGAGTCCTTCAAATGTAAACTTGGCCATCCGTGGGTCAACGCTGCCCGACGCCACAATTCCTGGGGTTGGAGGCGTCTGCGCCAAATTGAAACTCCGTACAGTATACGTTCTGCCATTTACAAAAACATGCCCAACGCCTACCCATGGTGATGCAATAGATGTAGTATTATCCACGCCATAAAATGTAGCAACAATACCCTCTGTCACAACAGCGCTTTTGAAGTTGACTGTAACATTTATGTTTGGACTTGGGTTGAGAGTTGCTATTGTTATCTCTCCATTGTTTGACAACTTGAATGGTGTAGATGTGTCAACAACTTTATCAATGATGGGATTGGATGTATTTTGTGAAGCAAGTGCAACGCATTGCAAAATACCAGATTGAGGAACACCGAATGTGACTTCTACTGTGTTTGAGTCAATTATTGCAACATGATCGGGCTCAACAAGCGACATATACTCAAATATTCCATTACCCATGGAACCAACAGGGATCGTGTTCTCAGGCATCACCCACGATGTGCCATTATATGTGTACAACCCCGCCGCCGTCGGAGCATACGGATTGTTTTCATCATAACCGCTAGTTGATTTGTGCCACATAGCACCAGCGGTTGCCGTCAACGTATAAGTTGCACTCGACTCAGTCTGTCTCGACACAAATGCGTACACGAGAGGGTTGTTGGCTAGATTGTGTTTGATTGTCCACCTTTTTGCTTTGACGGGTTGTGTATGGGTATACACAACCCTGCGTTGGAACCAATCTTGAACCCCAGCCACCTCGGTTGGGAATGCAGGTGTTGAGTTCACTTCCTTTGCATCTTTCAAACGGAGAAGTTTACCACGGCAGCCGTGGGTGATAGTGCATCGTTGAACGACATCAATGCCTTCGCGTGATGTCAGCATGCGAATTTTACGCATACAGGTATCACACTTATAAACAGACTCCCCTTTGATAAGAATTTGTGCCATTATCTGCCTAGATTAGCAAATGCATCAACTGCTGATGCAATTTCGATTCCTGTTGTTCGTTGAACGTATGCTTTGACCAATCCTTCTGGAACTTCAACGCTTTCGGATACAATTTTGTCCTTGAAAATGAGTTGCTCGCCCTCTGGATTAGATGGACTATATGGGAACAACTGCAACCCATACTGTTCATTCCCTTGTGGAACAACATGCAAAGCAATTGGTTTCTTTGCCTTGTACACATTCACTGCGTCTTCAATTACCTCAAAAATTACTTCTTCGCTTGTAACTAGACGAACTAGCTTTACGTTGGTGCTCATACAATCTCCTTATGGTTATCTATTTATTAGTTTGTTATAACTATCAATAGCACTCACACGCACTGCATAAAAGTGAGGAATGCCGTAAAAAATAATTTCAGAATCGGATGTTATGCCCTCGACCAAATTCTTTTTTGTGTATGTATATTTGATGAGATCTGTGGTGATATCGAACGCATCATCAACATTTCTGTTTAGTGTTTCAAATACCTGTCTAAAATTTATGTTTGAGTTTTGCACCCCTTTACTGTAAATGAATTTGTATCCATCAATAGGGAAAACATAAAATGGTTCAGTCTCGGCACTGCGTTTCATCATCACAGATTGGGTAAAAATTCCTCTCGGGACAATATTGTGTGTCTCGTTTTGGAATGCTGTGTTGAATGCTTCTGACACAGAATCGTACCGCTTCTGGTGCCGCACTTTCACACGCTGGAAATCATCGTATGCTCTTGGCAGGGCGCGGAATACAGGAAGCCCAGCAGATTCATTTAGAAACTGGGAGCATTCATTCTTAATTGTGTAGATGGCACCAGAATTGGTTGGTGTGATGGTGCCTAGAATGTCGTCAACGAGCATTGTATCCTCCGTAGAGAATATTTATGCCCGTTGACGCTAGTGCAAATTACTGCTTTTCCTGCCTTGCAACTTCACCGATCACGTAATCGATGTACTCGTTGCAATCTGCGATGTTCTTTTGCAGAACACCACGTGAGCCTTGCATAACCTCATTGAGGCGGTATGCAAACTCGGTTTGGAAACGGTAAGCCAGATTTGACTCACCACTCTTGGTGGAACGGAACGGGCGTTCCAGCTTTGACGTGGCGTTGTTAAACGTCGTCGTCAGATAGCGCACGATGCTATCAATGTCGCGCTCTTTGCGCTCAGCATTTGGCTGTTGGGCCATTATAGTCTCCTATATGCTGTTGTTGAAATGGTGGACTGAATACCACCGCTTGGGTCATCCGTTTGTTGTCAGATGATGTAGTACACTTTACCCAACATTTATAAAAAAGTCAACAGGGTTAGTTTATTGTTGATTTATAATGATAAAAATGGGATACTATAAACTTATAGTAAATATCTACCCCTCTATAAGAACATATGACAAAAAACCATAAAACATACCATAAACTGTGGATGGATGTAGCCACCCGAGTTTCCGCGGAATCCAAATGTATCCGCAAAAAAGTGGGCGCTATAGCCGTCAAAGAAGATAGAATTATCAGCATTGGATGGAACGGAACAGCGCCAGGACACGACAATTGCTGCGAGGAAAAACTCCTGGCATCTGGTGGTGGATGGCTTGACCCTGATGAGATTTTTGAGCGATACCCCTATGTGGATGAGAACAACAATCGATATGGGTTGCGAACCAAACCTGATGTCATTCACGCTGAAAGCAATATGATTGGAAAACTGGCAGGAAGCCACGAGAGCGCCAAAGATGCAACGATATATGTGACATGTGCACCATGTTTGGATTGTGCTAAGCAATTAGTGGTAGCCAAAGTCAAGGAAGTGATATATAATGAAGAGTATCGAGGCACCGAAGGGATTGAGTATTTGCAGAAGTGCAGCATCCCTGTAACCAAATTAGAAGATAACAACGAGGTAGAATCATAATGAAACAACAATATCTAGGTCTTGAAATTGACCTATCACGCGATGCCTTTTTCAGTCAAGCAGGGCTATCGCGTCTAAAAGAAGGTTATATGCTTGAAGACGAAACATCCCCCCAACACAGATTTGCCTACGTATCAAAGGCGTTCAGTTCAAATCCTGAACACGCACAACGTCTTTATGAATATGCTAGCAAGATGTGGTTATCCTACGCAACACCAGTCCTGAGTTATGGTAAAACCAAGCGCTCCCTACCTATCTCTTGTTTTGCCACCAGACTGGGCGACTCAATGGAATCCATTCTTTCTACATCGTCAGAAACACGTATGTTAGCTGTGGTTGGTGGGGGTGTTGGTCTTCATGTGGGACTGCGTCCAGGCGATAAGAAGTCATCAGGGATTATTCCTCACCTAAAGACATATGATGTGGATACACTAGCATTCAAGCAAGGTACCACTCGCCGCGGCGCGACAGCAGCATATCTTGACATCAACCACCCAGAAATTATTGACTTCTTGGAAATGCGCAAACCTACTGGCGGTGACCCAAATCGCAAGTGTTTGAATCTGCACCATGGGGTCAATGTTACTGATGACTTTATGCATCGCGTTGAACAGTTGTCCATCAATCCAGACCTGACCAAAGAGGAGAAAGAAGAACTAGACAAGTTCCCCCTCGTCAACCCTCACACAAAGGAAATTGTCGAATACGCCTCCGTAAAAGAGTTGTGGGAACGTATTCTGACCATCCGTATGGAAACCGGTGAGCCATATTTGTGGTTCATTGATGAAGCCAACCGCAAGCTGCCTGAATTCCAAAAGAAGATGGGTCTCCGCAATAATGGGTCAAACCTTTGCTCCGAAATCAGTCTTGTAACGTCAGCAGCAAATGGACTACCAGCTCGCACGTTCGTGTGCTGTCTATCTTCTGTCAACCTTGAAAAGTATGATGAGTGGAAGGATGACCCTTTATTCATTGCTGACATCGTTGAGATGTTAGATAATGTTATCGAAGTATTCCTTGAGAAATCAGTACAATATCCAGAACTGTCAGCCGCTACGTATTCCGCAATGCGTGAGCGCTCAATCGGCATCGGAGCAATGGGGTGGCACGCATTGTTACAGAAGCGCATGGTTCCATTTGAATCTGCACTAGCGGTTGGACTAAATAAGCAAATATGGAGTAAAATGAATGCTCAAGCAAAAGCCAAAACAATCGCTCTCGCCCAAGAACGTGGCCCATGTCCTGATTCAGTTGATTCTGATCAGCCCGTACGTAATGCTCATTTGTTTGCTGTCGCTCCCAATGCTTCTAGCTCTATTCTCTTGGATACATCACCTTCTATAGAACCATATCGTGCAAACGTATACTTAGAGAAAGGCGTTAACGGCACTCATGTTCACAAAAACAAATATCTTGAAGCGCTTTTGGAAAAGAAAGGCTGTAACACACAAGAAACCTGGTCTAATATCATCGCTAATGATGGGTCTGTTGCTGATCTGGATTGCCTTGATGATTATGAAAAAGATATCTTCAAGACGTCAATGGAACTAGACCAAACGTGGTTGATCCAACATGCTGCAGATCGTCAAGAATACATCTGTCAAGCACAATCCTTGAACCTGTTCTTCAGCCCAACATCAGACATCCAGTACGTTCATTTGGTTCACCTGATGGCCTGGCAACAGAAGCTCAAGTCGCTTTACTACTGCCGTTCTGATGCTATGCGCAAAGCCGACAAGGTTGGCAAGAAGGTTGAGCGCGAACGCATCGAAGATTTGAAGGAAATGGCAGCTCGGATTGCATCCGGTGATGAATCCACGTGTTTAGCCTGCGAGGGTTGATGGGTTAGAATTCAACCCTTAGCATAAATACTTCCATGAAAGGAGACTATTATGGAAGATACTTTTTACGTTTATGCTCACTATGAAGACGATATATTGGTTTATATTGGAAAAGGACAGGGCGGTCGAGTGCTATCAACCAATGCAAGGTTAAATAAGCCTCATCGGCAGTTTATGATGTCTCAGATTCACAATGGTAACATAGCATTTGCTAAAATATTAAAGACGGGATTGCATGAACAGGAAGCGTTGAGTGTGGAACGGGCGATGATAAAAGAACACCAGCCTAAATTCAACAGACGTTATACCGAAAAACAGGCAGTAAAAGCCAAAGAAATAGCAATGAATGCATCTCGCGCTTCAATGAAACCTGTGCAAACACCTGCAGGTGTATTTGAATCAGCCAGGGCCGCAGCAAGATATTATGGGGTGACATCGGGTGCCATATGGCACAGAATCAAGGATAACCCTGACGAATATTATTATATAAAGGATAAAACATGAGTAAAAAAAGTCTATTTGAACCAAGAGCATATTATAAACCATTCGAGTTTCCGGAAGCATATCGGCTTTACGAAACCCACGAAAAAATGCATTGGCTCCCGGATGAGGTCCCGCTACACCAGGATGTGCTCGACTGGAAAAACAAATTGACGAAGGCGGAAAAGCACTTTCTGACGCAGATCTTCCGGTTATTCACTCAATCGGATGTTGATGTGGCTGGTGCATATGCAAACAAGTACATTCCTCTGTTCCCAAAGCCTGAAATTCGCATGATGCTCTTATCATTTGCGGCACGGGAGGCGGTACATATTCAAGCATACAGCCATCTCATTGATACTATTGGCATGCCCGAATCCACGTACAAACAGTTCATGGAATATGAGGCGATGAAGGAAAAGCATGACTTCATTGAGAAGTTCATGGGGACCGATCGCGATCAGCTTGTTCAACAGATTGCTTGTTTCTCGGCATTTACTGAAGGCATGCAACTATTCTCGTCTTTTATCATGCTCTTGAACTTCACTCGATTCAATAAGATGAATGGAATGGGACAAATCATTGCATGGTCTATTAAGGATGAGTCCGTCCACGTTGAAGGGATGACGTGGCTATTCAAGGAGTTCATCAAAGAGCATCGCGACATTTGGACAGATGACCTCAAGTCACAACTATACAGCATTGCTGAAAAGATGGTCGAGCTCGAAGATAAGTTCATTGACCTTGCTTTTGAAACAGGCGGTGTTGAAGGATTGACCATTGAAGAAGTGAAACAGTATATTCGCTACATTGCTGATCGTCGTTTGATTGGTCTTGGAATGAAGGGCATTTTCAAAGTCAAGAACAATCCACTACCGTGGGTTGAGGAGATCCTCAATGCGCCAGAGCATGCAAACTTCTTTGAACAGCGTGCAACTGCGTACTCTAAGGGTTCACTGACTGGCTCTTGGGGTAAAGTTTGGGTATAATAAAATAACTGTTGACCCTAAATACAAAAAGGCCTATAATGTCATAGGCCTTTTTTATTGGAGAATAAAATATGATATATCCAACCTGTCTGAGATGTGGCTTTCCATGCACATCAAGTTTAGCAGGACCTTTAGGACTTCGGTGTCAGTGCATTAATCCAATCCTGGAACCTGAACAACCAACAACATCTTTTGTTGAAGAGCCAGTACCTGAAGTCAAACCAGCAGCAAAGAAAACAACAAAACGAAAGTCTAAGAAATGAAATTAATGGAAATAATTGAAGAAAAACAATATATTATTGCATGTGATATGGATGGCGTGCTTGTTGATTTTGTGAGCACCGCAAACGAAATCACAGGAATGAATGTCAAAGAAGGCGACCTTGATGCTGCTGACAAAGGATTCAAGAACGAGTTCTGGAAGCGAATTATCGATCACGTCCGTGCAGGTAACCGGTTCTTTGGTGCAATGAAACCACTGCCTGACGCTATGGAACTATGGCGTTACATCAGCAAACACCCACATTTCATTTTGACCGCAGCTGGGGCTCGCATTCCTCACGCCGAGGAAGAAAAACGAGCATGGGCCCGCAAGCATTTTGGAACAGGTGTTCGTGTTGAGGTTGTGGAATCAGCAAAAGCAAAGTCTCGCTTTGCTGCTCCAAACGTTATTTTGATTGACGACCGCGCAAAGGCGATTGATCCATGGGTTGCAGCAGGTGGGATTGGTATTTTACATACGAGTGCTGCAAAAACAATAGCGGAGCTTCAAAAGCTGGGGTTGTAAGAGAAGCCTGCCTAGCAGGCTTTTTCTTTTTGGTGTTCAGCCAGCAGTGCAGCAGCTTGCAAGTGTCCTTGGTCGGTGGCTTTGTTAAGCCACCTCAGTGCCTCATCCAAATCAGGCTCTGTTCCTACCCCGTACAGATACGCATACCCGAGACTATATTGAGCATCCGCCACGCTAAACGCAGCAAATTTGCGAAAATAATCAAGAGCCATTGCGTCATCGTAAGCCGTTCTCCGCGAAGCTAGTTTAATATTCGTAGTCGTCATATGCGTATCTACCTCCAACCTTTTGGAAGCTGCCATACAAATCATCATCTTCTTGTGATTCCGTGTATGTTTTCCATGCAGCTAGCGTTGTAAACATTTTGTCTTCTACAGGGTCGTATACTTCACCACTATCACGCAACTCAACCCCGTATAAATCATATAACTCATCACGTGATAACTTGAACACATCAATAGACTTCATATTAGATTACTTTGGATACAATCCCTGCTAGTTGAGATAATTGTTGGTATGCTTGAACAACGGTTTGCCTCAGTTCCAGATCGTCAAGGGATTGCTCAATGTTCTCGAGTGTTAGAACATCTTTACAGAGTTCCTTACACTCTTCTTCAGTGATTTCACCAGCATCCCTCATGGCAATCAGTTCTTGTACCTTTTCGGCAGTAGTTCTAACTGCTTCATTTGTATGGTTTAGTAGATCATCAAACATTTTTATCTCCTACGGTCTTCACTACACTACTAACGCCCTTCACGATGATGTCCATCTTGGTGCTACAATAGCCGGCGGAAGGCTTTTGTGGTTTGCTGTATGCAATAATCACATCATCAACCATTGAACCGATCGCAGCAACAGCGGTTTGAACCTCATCGTCTGAGTTGGTGTTCTTTGTATAGATTTCAACAACATCTGACTGGTTGCGCAGTGCAACAGCATACCGCATGAAGGTGTCTGGATTTGTGCATTCTTTGCGCGTGGTTTCAGCAATCTGTTGAAGCTTGACCAGGTTGTAATATTGAACATTGTCAAACTTTGTGGGCATCAGCCCACAAGATGCTAGCACAATACTGCTCACAATAATAAGTTTTTTCATTCTTCGTCCTCAATGGAAGGCTCGCGAACCAATGCTAACCACTGCTTCACTGCCTGTTGTTCATTATCACGCCATACCTTTGCCATTGCCTGATATTCATCCACGATATCATCACCCAACTCACTTCTAACCAATGCGTTGATGATGAAATCTTTTGGCAACTTTCCGACAACACCAAAAGGTGTGTGTGTCATCCTGAGATATTTATTCCTCAAATCTCTGGTGTCGTGTTGAGTGTAATAGAAGATGCGTTGAGACACATCACTCCATGCGAGATCAGACATATTGACCCTTTTTGTGTTTTGTTAGGATTTCGTTCAGTTCTTTTATATAAACCATAACACGCTTTTCAGGATGAGACAACAGGTCTTCGTATTCAGCAAGTTGGGCCTCAGCTTCTTTGATCCGCTCTTCATTCTTCAAACGTTCCTCTTCTGTGAAGCGATACACAGGCAGATCGGCAATATAATCGATATACACGATGCCAAATGCTTCCAACAGGTCTTTCAGCTCAGATCTGTTTTGGACCTTGCGAGCGGCCCCACCAACGTTGTTCTTGATGGCCGTTCTGATATCGTAGTAGCGTTGCAGGTCAATCTTCAACAGATCGCGCAACCGCTCATACCGTTTGACATACCAAGCCAAACGCCAGTCAGTAAATTTTGTAATCAAATCAAAGGGTTCAGCGCTCCACACCCCTTGACCTGTAAAATCCAGGACATTCAGATTTTCGTTGTGCTTGATGGATAAACCGAGTTGTTTCAGCGTGTCTTTTTCTGTCTGACCGCTGAGAATACCCTTCTTGAACTTGACCTCAATATTGACCTTGTCCTTGGACCTATCGGTGTAATCAACCACGGTGCCTTTGTCGATCAGATCATCCAGTTTGGCGACAACCTTTTCGTGAAGCAGACCATATGGCAGGTCAGTGATACGGATCGTGGTAGCATTGATTTCTTCATACTTCCCGTTGAAGAAATACGCCCACCCTTTGTCTGTTTTTTCTGCAGAAACAGCGGCATTGTTCAATGGGGTAAAGACGGGCAGCAGATCGTTGTTGATCTTTTTCTTGGATAGATGAGCCACCTGAACTGAGATGATGTCTTCAAGACTTCGTGGTAGAATGCTGGACGCAAAACCAACCGCAATGCCTTCGCTTGGGTTCAACAACACGACAGGAACTAGTGGTAGAAAATGCACAGGCTCTTCTAGTGTATCGTCGTAGTTTGGCATCATTGGGATGATCTCGATGTCCTTGAACATCACATCCTCGGTAAACTTACTGACCGCAACACTGGTATAACGAGCAGCACCATAGGCAGTTGGGTCCAACATCGTGCCAAAAGCACCATAGCCCTTGAACAACGGGATGTTGTTGCCGTATGGCGCCGCCAGTGTGTTGATTGAACCTTCTGGACTAGCGTGTGGATGCAATGGCATTGTTGCACCAGCCAGTGTTGCTGTCTTATACTTTTCACCATTACGGGCTGTCCAGAGTACCCGCCGACCAGCCGCCTTCAACCCATCTGTGACAGATGAAATGGCTCGGTTTTGCATCACATACAAGCTGTAAATGCGGCGTTCTTCTTCAATATATTTGCTTGATTTCATTATTTGTAATCGTCCTTGATCCATCCAATCAGAGACCATTGCACCACACTCTGCAGTCCTGGTATCTTACGGATATAACTAGCATTTGCATCATCCTCAATCATCAGAGGATTTGATGCATCATCCAATCGCACCCCGTGACTCTTGAGAAACTCAAAAAATTCATCTCGATCATAAAATACTTTATGATTGTGTTTTGATTTGGGGGTGAGAGTTATGTCTGGATGAAAATCAAAATCTCTACGCCACATCCCTATATCCCTGGGATAAAAAGTAATCAAGGCAGTATTCTCCAACTCAAAATGGCAAGGGATATCATACAGCAGGCAAGACCAACATACAAGCAAAAAATGCCCACATGGTCCATCCAGTGGTCTTTTGTACTCCAATCAGCGTTTGGTGACCACTTGCCAACAAACAGCCACCCGAGGATGATCAACCCTACTCCAAAACTAAAAATCATGTCAATCTCCTTTTCCATGGTGATCTAGCGCTCTCAACTCACGCCTTCCAATTTTTTGGATCACCTCTTGCAGACTGATGGGACGCATACCGTGGCAATCCATCCCAACATCCATGGATCGTGTTCCATCATCAGGCATCGTTCCGTGGCTGTGTCCAAATAAATGCAGTGAACCGTGGTGGCTCTTATTCCACACCTTCATTGCATAGTGACACATGATAATCTTGACCCCCTTACCGCCCCCATCCGGTTTGAAGTCTCGTTCAAGCAGTTCATGCTCTTCATCGAAATAAGCACGCAGCGGAATGCTGTTACGGATCACCTTATCGTGGTTACCGTAGATCAAGATCTTGATGCCGTTCAACCTAGACAGAATGCTGTTTGTTGTCTTTTCATCAGCGAATGAGATATCTCCCAAAATATAGATGTGGTCGTATTGTTGAACTGTATTGTTCCAGTTCGTAATGATAGCCTCATTCATTTCCTCTACTGAGGCAAATGGACGGTTGCAGTACTTGATAATGTTTGCGTGCCCAAAGTGGATCCTCGCTAGATGTCCGAGGTAAAATATACCCCGGACACCTTATTTCCTTTCATATCTCTTTCCATTTTCGTATTCCTTTATTCGTTGTAACACGATCTCGTGCTCACACCACTCCTTGTTGTATCGTCGTATCGCCTCAAACAACTCATCCAGAGTGTGACCGTCATCATCCACATAACGCTCTTTTTTCTTTGCAACGTTTTCGCTGTGCAATAGTATCTGACAGTTTGCAGGATGTCTCATTATTTCCGGAAAAACCCCGTTGTAAAAACCAGATTTTCTTCCGTATATGTGGTCTCTAACAACTCCTTTTGTGTTTGTTTTTGCATTGAATACGCCATACTCTAATAGTATTTGTCTAGGGTCGTCAATAATATCAAACATTCGGCTAATCCAGTTTGCCTCTTTCTGATATACTTCCCAATCACTTTTCAGTTCAAGCGGTATCCAAACACCTTTCTCTTCTCGTATTCTTCTATTACGCTGTTTATATTCATCGGTCCATTTGGCCGACGATTTTTGTCCAATAATCCGTCTTGTTTCATCATTAGGGTAATGCTGATAACTTTCACGCGTCCGGTGAGCATGCATTTTTTGTATCCGGTCTTCGCTGAACTTTTTGCCCCTATTTGTTTTACCACACGCATGTGCCTTATCAGGGTTCTCTGCAAAAAACTTTCGTTTTTCCTCACCTGCCTGCTTCCGCTGTTCCTCTGTCCATTTGTTGCCGTAGTTTGGGTTATTCTCGCCTATGTTGCCTATGGCCAAACAAGCCTTGCTACAAAAATGTCTTGGTTTTTCATCATAGATGTATCGGTCAAACTGTTTATTGCAAATACAACATTGTAAAGTTGCTTTTGGCATAATAATCTCCTATCGGTACAAGTATTTATGGTTGTTACCGATAAAGTGACCAAAGTGTAGGTCACTTATAAATATTATATCACATTCTTACCCAAAAGACAACATCATTCCACTTCAGCCGTCAACCACTTTTTTCTAGCATCCGC